TTAGTTTTAGAAATGGAATGTAAGTTATTTTCTCAATTATATGGTTTAGATACAGTTTGTCTTCGTTACTTCAATGCTTACTCTGAAGACCAAAGCTATAGTGGGTCTTATTCAACAGCGATTGGTGCATGGATGGAAATGATACGAGAAGGAAAGCCTTTGCGTATGGATGGAGATGGGGAGCAAACTCGTGACCTTGTTCATGTTGAAGATATTGTTCTAGCAAATATTTGCGCTATGGAATCAAAAGATTGGTTCGGGGGTAAGGTTTATGATGTAGGCTCTGGGGAATCGGTCTCAATGAATTACATAAGAGATTTTATAAATCAAAGGCATAATGTTAAATGGGATAACTCTCCTAAGAGAGAAGGGGATGTAAGGTACTCTTTGGCAGATATAACTGAGACAAAAAAAGATTTAGGTTTTAAACCCTTGATATCAATCGAAGAGGGTCTCTCTAGGTGTTTTTGTAATTTAAAATAATTAATAAAGAATAAATAATGTACACTTACAAAATAAAAGAAATTCTCAGGGTTGTTGACGGGGATACAGTTGATGTCTTAATTGATTTAGGGTTTGGGGTATTTAAGAAGGAGCGTGTCAGATTAGGGGGTATAGACGCTCCAGAGTCACGCACAAAGGATTTATATGAGAAGAAATTGGGGTTAGAAGCTAAAGCAGAGCTAGAGAGATACTTTTATGATGATAAAGATTCTTCTTTCACTATTAGAACAGAAAAGGAAGGTAAGTATGGGAGAATTATAGGGTGGATATACATGGGAACATCCCCTGATTCTATAAATGAATTGATGGTTCTCAATGGTTATGCTCAGATTTATGGCGATCCGAAGAACGAAAAAAGTTTTAATGATTTGAAGTCTATTAGAATTTCTAGGGGGACATGGGATAACATAAATTATCCTCTCTAAATATAATTATGAATACGGGAGCATTTCTTAGTTATCCAATTTCTACTCTTTCTCCTCCTATAATCAAGAATGACCTCACTTCATTCAAGTCGCGAGGGATTTCTAGTATAGAGAGAGACACTCAGCAGAAGCTAATACAGCTAAAAGAAGAGTATGATAGAGTAATAGAGGAATATAATTGGAATAAAATAGTATATGAGGCAGAATTTAATTTCGAGCCAATAGTGGGAGAGACTTATTATTTATATGAGATTCGGGGTAAGAATACATTATCCATGATTAAACCAGAAGAATGGGGCCAGAAGCATTTAGGTTCATTTAAATTGTCTGTTGACAAGAGTTGGGTTAAATTATAGAATAGCAAAATGAATAAATCAAAATTCAACCCAATCCCCAAAGACATAGGAGATTACCTTGCTTGCAGTGAAGAATCAAGCACTGGTCTTGTTTGGAGAGTTACTAAGGGTGCAGCCAAAAAAGGTAAAGAAGCTGGTAATATTAATAGCAACGGGTATCATCACATGGTGTTTGAATACAAATTTTATAAGAATCATAGGATTATTTATTTTCTCAACACAGGAATAGACCCAGAAGAAAAGCAGGTTGATCATATAGATGGTAATCGATTAAATAATAAAATTTCCAATCTTAGGCTAGCTACAAATGAGCAGAACCAACATAATAGAAGAAAAAGTAAAAATAATATTAGTGGGGTAACTGGGGTTTCTTGGATCAAAAGCCGTGAGAAGTATGAAGTGCAAATTCACAATAAATGCCGTAATATTAAGCTTGGTCGTTTTTGTGACAAAAATAAAGCTATAGCAGTCCGTATAGCAGCAGAAACAAATCCCAGATTCAGAGGCCAAGAATTCAGAAACCCCCACAACGATGAACATACTCCTTCTCCAGAGATGTTAGAGTGGGCCAAACAATATCTTGAAGATAAAATAGAGAGACTAGGTTGGGTAGAGAAGTATAATTTACAATAAATTATCATAATTTATTCTTTTTATTTATACCCTATTTTTTATTCCTTTTTATACAGTATCCTACAAGGTAATATATAGAGTAATACATAATAGAGATACAATAAGAAAACAAGATAAAATAAGGGATTATAAAGGATTAACCTAAATAAAGTGATTTGGATAGGATAGTGGCTGTTGCTCTAAATAATAAATAATGGTAATTCTACTAACTTTTGCCCCATTTTAGCTAACAAAAGCAAATAAAAGCAACCCAAAAGGCCGCCTAGCACACAAAATTTTATAAAATAAGCCGCGCTTGTAATATTTTTTTATAATTAGTAACATTTAGCCCTAGCCAGACACAAAGCAACCGCCTATTTTTCTAAAAAAAACCAAATAAAGGCCCGTTTTTGTCAATTATAGCAAATAAAAGCAAATAAAAGCTGGCCCCAAAACCAGCCCCAGTTTGATTACATCATAGCAAATAAGCTAGCAATGTCAAGCGCAATACCCCAAGGTTACCAAATATTATTGCAAATAAACATAGCCCCGCCCTGCTGTTTTTTATATAATACTATATGCAAGAAGATAGCGAACAAAATAAATTCGATGTGAACCTAGATGAAGCACAAACAGAGAGGCTAAGAGAAATATTTGGATTTAATAATAAGCAACCCGTCGGAGACTTCATGGTTGATAACTCAAATAAAGGAAAATTCTATAATAAGATAAAGAAGCTACAGGCAAAAAAGAATAAAAACAAATAAGCCCCGCTTATTGTGTAATATTATTGTATGCAAGATAAAGTAAATAAATGGATGCTTTGGGGGCTAGCAGCTTGTAGTGGTATATTGCTTGTTCTCTGTTTAATTGGCTGCGGCCATACATGAGCTAACTGCTAAGAAGAGGCAAGTTTGCCAAATATTTTTCTAAATAATAAGCTCCAAGGTTGTAGGATTTTGGGCCAAATAAGTGTAAATAAATAACCCGCCCCCCCAAGAAACCAGAAAGAAGGAGGACGGGTATTATATTATGTCAGCAAGATCAATTAACAAATAAACCAAAAAATTTGTAAACCCCAAAGATTGAAATAATACCACTTAATACCAGCAAGCAGATAAATACTACATTCTCAAAGAAAGCGCGGTCTTGATCTTTCATATGTTCACTATAGTCGTCTATATAACTAATGCAAGCAAAAATGTCGAATTTTGTTCCAAATATAAACAAATAAAAGCAAGCAGATGCCCGTTTTTCCCAGTATAGACAAATAAATGGGGGGTAAATTGTGTGTAGTATAACCAATTGATTATCAAAGGATTATATTTTAAGAAAAGCGTTGTAACTCACTGATACTCAAGGACTTAGGAGGCGCGGCCCCGCCCCCCTCCGTAACTCGCTGATAGTCAACGAGTTACGGGGTTTTTTTTATCCTAAACACTCGACAGCCAATTCCGTAGAACCAAACGCCACATATCCAGCTTCTGGAACGTCTTCTTCTTTGATTCCTGCTATCGAACATATCTCTCCCAAAATCCCTTGGAATTTCATTTGGCAAACTTCAAAGATTATATTTTTATTGCGTTTGTTATAGTAACCATGAGAAGAGAATTTTTTACCAAGCTCCCTTAAAGCTTTTTTCGAAACATTTTGTGAGGCTATTTCATAATATTTTTTACTGGCCCGTCCTCGGCAGTTTTGTCTAGTTCTCATTTTATTTTATTTAATCTTTATCTGGCAGTGGCTCCTTTCCATAGTCAAGGAAGTGCATATGCTGCCTAGCATATTGGTAAACCTTATTCATGGCCTCCTTAATCTCTTCTCTTTCTTTAAAAGCTTTATCCCAAGCCTCATCCCCAAGAGGGTAGTAATCCCTTTGATGAAAATCAACATCATATAGGAGTTTAATTAGAACTTCGCTTACAGCTTCAAACAATTCTTGGTATTGTCTGCGTAGGCTATCTTCGCTTGATCCATTCATGTGGACGCATGGCATTGTGTATTTTTCAATCATGGTTTAAATTGTTTTTATTTTTTTATTCTACCTCTTCAAAGACGAAAGCCGTTACGTCTTCATTCTTCACGATTTCATTGCAGTAATCGATCAGCAAGTCATAAGCTTGCTCTTCGTTTTCGACATCGAAGACATCCTCAAAAGTTATTTTAATCTTCATGGTTTAAATTGTTTTTCTTTTTTCGTTAATGACTAAGACAAAGCCTAGTTCTTTAAGGGCTTCAACGTCGTAGTACGTTAGAGTTTTTCTTCCTGTTAGTTTCTTTATGGAATTCCTAACAGATTCTTTTTTTACATAAGTTAGGGTATTGCCGTAAACTTCTTTTCTTTCTACTTCTATTGTCATGGTTTTAGCTTTTTTTATAGTTAGGATGCCAAGTCGGGAATTCTAGCTTTGGGGCCAATTCTGTATAGCCCAACTCTGTGAAATGTTCATGCAATTCAACCGCTCCATGCAAGCACACTTCAAAAAAAACTTTTTTCTTTTTGGTAGTATATTCAAAGTTGCAATCTGCTCTCCCTGTCTCACACTTAGTTACCCTAAAGGTTTTAGGGAATACTCCTGTCAATTTAATTGTTGGTGTTTCGTTCATCTCTTGCTTGTTGTATTTTTTTCTTTCTATCTAGTCTATCATGGAACCATGCGGAACCATATCTAATGCCCTTCCTTTCAAAGAATTTATCACAGGCTTCGCTTACTATGCGAGCATTATTTACAGGCATCACATCATACATGCCGAAATTTCCCTGAGAGGATTGCTTGATTGTTTCTTTGTTCTTTATAGCTTTGTAAAGGGATTCATCCCTTAAAGCATGATGGTCTACGTTTTTCATTTTAGTTTCTTTTTCTGAATAGTAATGAGATTATAGTCATTAAAAGCACAACGGCGGTTTCTAATTCTCCTTTGTTCATTTTGGCTCCACTACAAAACCAGTTTCGTCTTTTTTAGCAAGACCTTTTTCAACCAATCCAACGATCACACCTTTAGGATCTTTAAAGCGCAGATCATTTTCATCTCCATCGACGACGGGATAGCCTAGGTAAGTTTTAGGAAGTGAACCACGGAAAACCACAGCGACGTTGCCACCTAACGAAAGAATCTTTTTCATTCTGTCATCACTAGTTTCTTCACTGCGGGAAAAAGTGAGGTGATAGTTTTTAGGCATTTTATGATATAGCCAATCCATCATTCTAGTAAACCCTTTAGTATAATCATAAAAATTTACATTTGGGAATTCTTCCATGACATTAAGAGGGCGAACTAGTTGAGGGTTTACCGTGCGACCCTTGCGAACATTCTCCCAAGGAATATCTGAGGTTAAGTTAAGGCGAAAGCATGGAATCATTTGTTTTTTACCCGCACTAATGATCGCCTTAGCGATTTCCATTCTAAGGTCCGACATAAAACCGAAGTTATCCTTAAAGAATCTTTTAGTTTTATTTATTCTAGAATTTTGCACGTTGGACATGCAACCGCGCCCCGCAGTATCTAAACAAGCAGCGCGACAACCCGCGCTTGCCCATTGGCAGACATTGAATCCTGATTTATTAGCGGGGGAAAGATGGAGACCGAAAGTGCGATATCCTAGGACTTCTCCCTTTAGTGTTTTGGCATTGCCTTGATTTAGTAATTTCATAGCGGGGATATTTTGGCAGGATTTCAAAACGCGCACAAGCCTTTTTTAATGATTATTAAATATTTTTTAATGCTTGACACACCATTAAAACAAAAACGTTCTAACTCGCTGATTGATAGGGACTTAGGCGGCGCGGCCCCGCCCCCCTCCGTAACTCGCTGACGGCCAACGAGTTAGGAGGAATTTATTTTTTAATCGATTAAGAATGTGCCATCTCCGAACATCCCCTCCTGAGATTCGGCTTCTGCCTTCAAGATCATTGCAGCTCTCAAGTCGCGACCATCTTTTGTAGCAGGGCGAAAGTCCAAAATCTTTTCTATTTGTTCCAGCTTTTGTTTGTCTCCAGTGATCGACAATCCGTCAATCGTCTTGAAGACCCCCGCAGCTTCCAGAAACCTTGGGATTTCATCTGGAGCTTCTTTTTTTAGTTTTTTAATTCGTTCGTGTATCATATTATTATAGATTGCTGTATCTTTTCATCAACTCAACTTGAACGTGCTTATTCCAAATGCTGTGCATAAGGTCAAACCAAGTTCCTTGACCCGCCCCACGTTCAGCTTCGCCTATAGAAGGAGGGAAGACATTCCTAAACTCTTCCATCATGTTATCCAACGAAGATTCAAATGCAACCTGCTCAGGGCTAGCCTCTTCTTTCAACCCATCAATGAACTTTGTAGCTTCATCAAGTGTTATCAAATGAGTCCCGTCACCATTGTAAATGTTTCCTAAATCATTAGTCTCTATGAAGGTGTGGAGGAGAGCTTCTAGGAGTTTCTTTGTGCTTACTTGTTTTTTCATAATTACCACCAGCAAGTGTAAAAGATTTGATCTCCCTCTTCAATAGCTTCTCTAGCTTTTGCCACAAAATCCAAATCATAATCTTGGCGCGTTGCATCGTGACTAGTGTCACTCCCAAAGAAAAATCCTTGGGTTTTTGGTAGTGTCTGGTGCTTGATGCAAGTCCATAGCTGGTCTAGATCTTCAGTAGTGATTTCAAGATCTTGGCAATTAAAATCACTTTCTGGTTTACCAGTTTTGAGAGTCCAGAGGTTTTCCATCCAGCCTTGCAAGGCGTTGTGTTTGCGCCAGTAAGAAAGTTCAGTTGACTCACCATTAGAGTCCCTTCGGTGTGCATATTGGTCTAATCCCATAACGAAAGTATTCTGACAGGATTTTTCTGCGAGACAAGGCTTTTTTAATGTTTTTTATTATTTTATTTTGCTCGTAACTCACTGATTGATAAGGAGTTATGGGGCGAGGGGGGCGCGAGCCTCCTAACTCATTGATACTCAACGACTTACAGCGATTTTTTTTTATTGACAAAAGAAAAGCCCCGCCCCCCATGCAGAGGGGACGAGGCTGGCTATGTCAAGGAAATTTAAGCAGGTAGGGCGATGGCCTTATCCTCCTCAGTAATCAAAGAAGGGTTTGCAATCCTGTCAAGAATACCTTGGGTTTGCATTGTCATGCGTGGGAGGTGCATGACATTGTTGGCAGTCAAATCCTTGTAGGATTCTGTAACAGCGTTGAAGATATTCCAGAGTGTCCCGCGATGTTCGTGGAAGGCTCCTTTTGTGCCGTCAACATCAACGCCACCATTCTGAACAAGGTCCAAGAATTTTTCAATCTTGGTGGGCTTGATCAAACCAGCCTTGAGAAGCTTGTTGATTACCTCGACCTCATCGGCTTCGGTATTCTTATAAGTCTCAATCCGCTTGCCTTCATTGTCCCAAGTCTTTTGGATGGAACCGATAGCTTCGGCCATGACTAGAGGCAGATCTTGGAAAATGTTGCGAGTGTGCTTCCGTGACAGGGTAATGTCAGAAGAGAAGCAAAGGTTTTCGCAGACAAGCATAGAAGAGCCAACTGCTACAGAGCTGGCGAACTTTTGATTGTGGGAGTTCCGAAGACCGAAGACAAGCTCGCGGTCAGTATTGTCAAAGTCTGACTTGCGAATAGCAAAACCAGAAAAGCAATTCATGCCTTTTTCAGCAAGACCGTGTTCTTCCTGAACAATGTCGAATCCGCTGTGTTCAAGTTCGCGCTTGGCGATATCGACCAACTCGTGATGGTCAATTGGGAAGTGACGCGCACCCATAGGTTTAGGCTTTTCAACTTCCTTGAGTTGATCGTAGCTGACTTTGTTTGAGGAGTAGATGAGGTTTTTCATTTTAGTAATAGTTTCTAGTTGGTTTCTGTCAGAGAACTGCCTCTGAACTGGTGAAAGTCTAAACCATTTTTTTCTAAAGCGCAACAACTTTTTGCACTAAAAGTGATTTTTTTTTGGGCCAACAATGCCAAATATTTTTACAAATAAACTTGACATCCCCCCAGCTTTATGATAAAGAGAAAAAACCCGTAAGTCACTGATTATCAACGACTTACGGGGCGGGGCGGGGTGCTACCCCGTAACCCATTGCAGATCAACGAGTTACGAGGATTTTTTTTATTTAGTAGGATCGTGGCAAGCAGGGCCGACATCTCCATCGCGCCCGTCAGAGTTGAAAAAGTCCTCATCACACTCGCACAACCACCAGCGCGAGCGCCTGACCTTCCCCCGCTTGCCAGCCCAGTCGGGGCCGCAAGCATTTTCCCAAGCCTCTTCGGGGGAGGCTCCAAAACCTTGATTCAACAGTTGAAGCCCAAAAGGGCAGGACTGCTTACGAGAACGGATGACATAGTGTTTTGTAGTGCTGGACATGGGAGTAGAATAAACGAAAAGTGAGATATTAGCAAGACATTTTAAAATATTTTTTTTGAATCGGCAAAGGTCATTAAGGTTAACAACAAATAAGTCAAATATATAACCCCAGATCTATAAGAGATAATCCCCTGATACTCAGTGATTTAAAGTTTAGGAAAAACCTTCTAAGTGACTGATACTCAACGACTTAGAGCGGGTGGCCCCGCCGCGCTCGCTAACTCACTGACATTCAACGACTTACAGAGATTTTTTTAGTATAGTGAATTTTCGGCATTCCACAGAGAAACTTCCCATTTTCTCCGAAGCTCCAAGCCTTTTCGGACTTTCCCCGCTGCCATTCTATATTTAGGCATGACCACCTCAACGCTTTTATAGTTTCCATTGTTGAGCCTATTCTTTTTTTCACAGACAAGCTTGCGAAGTGAACCTTGACCACAGTTGAAAGTAAAACTTGTGAGTGATGCCAATTGATTTTCAGTCAATGGAACTTTTACAATTCTTAAAACATGATTTTTAGCCAACAACAATTCTTCTTCTAACAGTTTTAGTGCTTCTGCTTCTGTGATAGTGTCGCCCCACTTAACGTTTTTGGTATAGCCATAACCGATAGTCATGACTCCACCACTGCACCGATATGCTTTAGGCTGAAAGCTTTCATAGTGTTTTACTTTAGAAAACATTTTGTCCCAAGCAGAGATTTCTTTTTTAATCTCTTGTGCCTTATAGGATTTGTTTGGCCTAACAAGAACAGGAGTAAGATCTTCTTTCTTATCTCTCTTATAAAAACGCTTTGGCTTAACAAGCACGGGTGCATTCCATGATTTGATAATCTGAGGTGAAACTTGCTTCTGAATCTCAACAGTCGTCGGGATAACCTTTACTTTATTAGTATCTTTGCTAGCCTCTTGAAAGAAGTAGACTGACAAAGCGAGCAGTGAGATGATTAGGAGAATTTTCATGATTTTACTCACTTGACGGATTGTTGGTGGATGGCGGGGGGATCGAACCCCCATCCGAGACTTGCGTCTCGTCGAAACCATTGGCCACCCAATTTTTTAGGGAAGAAACTTGGGATCTTGCTTCGGCTGATTAGGCACATTTTCAAGGAACCATTCCCGCTGTTCTTTCTGGAACTCTTGGCATTCCTCCTGAAATTGACCAGAGACTTCGACGGTTCTATTAACCATCTTGTCCCAATTCTCTTTGGCTTTCTTCATGGCTTCAAGGGCTTCTTCGGTTGCTGTCATGTGGGAATTTTACTTGGTTTTTGGATTGGATGCAACCATTAATTGCATCTTTTTTAATTTATTTTTAGGGAAATTGGCGGCTCTAAAAGGACTTGCACCTTTATCTCTCTCCCCGAACCATTGGGGTTGCGGTGGCATCATGTACCTGAGCGGCCTTGGAGATTGTCTTACTTGTTAGACTATAGAGCTTTTGTTGCTGGGGGAAGTATAAAGGATTTTTGGGTTTAGCGCAATACCTTTTTGATCTTTTTTTAATCTTTTTTTAAGCTGTCAGACAGGTTGATTTATTTTTGTTTTTGGGCTTGCCATGCTTCAGGATTATGATAAAGAAAAAAACGTTGTAAGTCCTTGATACTCAGCGACTTACAGGGCGCAGCCCGCCCCCGCCCCGCAACTCATTGATACTCAGTGAGTTAGGAGGATTTTTTATTAACTGTTTTCTCGTGGATGTCAACCCAAAAGATTAATTTAATTCAAAAAAAAAGCTCCCTTTCGGGAGCCTTGCGCGGGGTGGTTAGTCTTGCCAGTCTCTCTCTCTATCCTCCTCGCCTTGCGCCATGTATGTCCCAGCGTCTTCCAATCCCTCTTTGTAAGCCCTCGCCCAGATCTCATATGATTCCTCCCCATTGGGGAACTCATCAGGTATGATATACCCAAGGTAGGAAGTCGGGCAGTTGTCACTCTCCTGATTGTTGAGTGCTGCCTGATACGCGAATTCTGCTAACTGGTTTTGTGTTACTGTTGCCATGCCGATAGTATACTACAGAAAAGAATTACGTGCAAGATCTTTTTGCATAAAAAACAAAAAAAACCCGCCAGCCTCCGAAGAGACTGACGGGCTGACACACACACCATTAAAAAACTGATTTGGCTAGCTGGTAAGCAGTCGCCACGCGACCCTTAACCTTTTCGATCCCGCCAACGTGCAGAGTGCGGAACTTGGTCTTGCCTCCATCGTCGAGGTCTTGAACCTCGCCTTGGATGTAGCGACGACCTGAGCCTTTGGCGTGACCAGTGTAGTCGATAGACTTGATCACGAACTGACGAACTCCGTCATTCTTAACAGAGGATTCGTCGGTGTTGAAGTAAGTCACCACGCGATTGGTGAGCTTAGTCTTGAGGTCTTCGTCACTGAGTCCATAGAGGGCGTGATCGAAGCGGGTAGTGGTAGTGGTAGTGGTGTTTTTCATAACGAGGCAATTATACTTTAGATTTGGGGTTGATGCAAGAACTATTTTGCTATTAAAGTGATTTTTTTTAGAGGTAAGAAGCGACAGAAACAAGGGCTTCAGCCTCTACTCTCTTGGCTGCGCGTTTGGCTGCGCGGATGTCGAGGAGGGCTTTAGCTGCTTGCTCGCGGGTGATAGCTTGGAACTTGTAGCGACTCCACTGGCTATTTTTTACAGAGATGTGGAGGTAAGTCATTCCCGTGCGGTAGACTGAGAGAATCAAGTGCTTGGTTCTGTAAGTGCGGAAGTTAGGTAATGTGGTGTTTTTCATCAGGGGTATTTTAAAGGTTTTGAGAGATCTTGTCGAGGATATTTCGGCGGTTTTCTGCTTTTATTTTTTGATCTTGCTCCCACTCCCGAAGCTCAAGGTTTCCAGCGATTACCATGAGCAGAGTGAGGCCAGAGAGGCAGAGAAAGGTTTTCATATTACTTAGAGGAGTTGATGAGCAGCTTGGCGATCTTGTTGCTTTTGGAAAGCATGATGCGAGTCTGCTTTACTGGCATAAACTGCATATCTTTGTCGAAGCGGTAAGAGAGGAGCTTGCGAGCTTGAGACTTAAGTTCTTTCTGGTATTTTTGTTGCTGTGTCATGTGAGAAGTATAGTTGAATTAGAGGCAGAGTCAACTCCTTTTTAAATCTTTTTTAATTTATTTTTTTTTGGCAAAAAGCTTGACATGGGGTCAGATTATACTATGGGAAAAATCCTCGTAAGTCGTTGATACTCAGTCAGTTGCGGGGCGGGGCGGGGCGCTCCGCGCTAAGTCGTTGTCGCTCAGTGAGTTAGAGCGTTTTTTATTTAAATGTTTTTATTTATTTTTTTTACCCTAAAACGCTTGACACTCTCACCGTTCTGATTTAAAATGGTGGCATATTTCTGCGAGGGCTATGCCAGACCCACGATCACTCCTTATTTAACGTCTTGCGGATCGCTTAACCGTGTTTGTACTCACTTGACGAATCTTTTTTAGTCGCACCCATACTGAGCGAAACTTCCGAAAGCAAACTCCATGTCTGCGTCTATCTTATCACGAGGGATAATCATTTTCTTGCCATAGTCTGGGTTAGGAACTTTCTTACCATCAACCCTCATCTCTCTCCAAGGGTTAAGTTTAAAGTAGTTCTCTCCGTCAAACTCTAATTGCATAGAGCCAGTGGCCCAATCGTGAATTCTCTTTTCTTTTGCTTGTGGTGTTTCTTTAGTCATCTTATTTTTGTTTACTTGCCGTAGATCCAGCGAAGCTCACTGCTCCACTCCTTAACCATCTTTGCTTCGTGTCCGTTGGGATTTTTACAAGCGGCTCCGATCCATTTCCTGATCATGCGCTTGAGCTTTCGCTCCCTAAGCCATTCACCTAAGTGAATACCAATGGCGAAAGGGTAAGTGAGAATTAGAATGGCTTTGCCCTTGGTGTCTTGGTCTTTGAAGTTATGTAAGTTCATAGTGTTAGTGGTGGTGCGGATTAGAATCCCCATGCTTGATCTCTCTCTTGCTTGTGTGTATCAAGAGCCTTTTGAATTCTTTCTGCGACTTCTGGGTTATCGAATTTGAGTAAACCAGTGATGAAGCAAAGCTCGCTCCTCATCGCGTTTGCTGCGGTGCGCTCATTGTTGAATCTGTCGAAGTCGGTAGTGGTATCTGTCTCAGTCATGGGTGTAGTATAGCTTAGATTTTTATTCTGTGCAAGGGTTTTTTATTCTTTTTTTTTAGACATTATCAGAAGCCCAGTAAGCTTTTGCGTCGAAATCTACATACCAATCCTGTCTCGACATAGACTTGTAGCGATAGCCATAGGACTTGCCACCGCCTAAAGCCTTGCGCTGTTCAAGGTTCATAGCTATAGAACTTTCGGAAGGCCAGACATCGGTGACCTTGGTGAAGCCTTCGACCTCAAAGTCATCGTTGAATCTGACTGTGCGACCATCGTCCCAAGTTACGCTGCGGTAGTATTCTTTGTTTGCTGTCATGCGTGTATTCTACTTTATTTTTTTAAGTGGTGCAAGCTTTTTTTGCTATTAAATGAATTATTTTTCTTCAACGTATTCGATCACATCGTGGTGAAAATCTTCTGCATTGTGAACTCCAGCCTGTAAGGAGCCTTCATATTCTTTCCCTTGGTAAGAGAATTCGACATACCAATCGGCCCACTGATCAGGGCGAAGAGTATCAGCTATTTCAATGAATGTAAGGTTGGAGACTAAGGAAGTTTTGATTTCGTTCATGCGCGTAGTATAGCACAGATGCCTGACAATTAAAAGCTTTTTTTTGTATTATCTGACATTATTTTTAGGGGAGGGGTTTTCTTAAACCTTTTGACTTTTGTGCTTGACACACACAGCGCGGGGGGTGGTGAATGCTATAAAGAAGTTGATTTTGATATAAAAAGTGTCGGTGCGCCATATAATAAAATGAAACTACATGCTTTGGTGTGTAATAGATAAAAACAAATGGCAAAAGATAATAGCTTATTGTTGGGTCATATTGAATTGACAAAGAAACAAAAGGAATTCTATGACATCATGACTGATGACAAAACACGGATTGTGTTTTTGGGAGGGCCAGCGGGGACAGCGAAGACATTTTTATCAGTATATAGTGCTTTAGATTTATATAATTCGGATAAAAACTTAAAAATATTGTATTTGCGTAGTGTGGTGGAGAGTGCGGATAGGGGGATAGGTTTTCTGAAAGGTGATATGGATGATAAGTTTGGTCCATATATGGCTCCGCTTTTAGATAAGATTGATGAGTTATTAAATAAGCCAGAGAAAGAGCAATTAAAAAACAAAAGGGTACTGGAAGCAGAGCCGATTAACTTTTTGCGCGGATGTACTTGGAGAGAGAAAGTGGTTATTGTGGATGAGGCTCAGAATATGAGTGTGAGAGAATTGACTACTGTGCTTACAAGGATTGGTCGTGGGAGTAAGTTGTTTGTGTGTGGGGATAGTTTGCAGAGTGACATTAGGAATAGTGGTTTTGATAGG